AAAAAGTTTTGCTAACCTATCCATTCGCATTTCTTGGTCTTTTTCTATTTCTTCCCAAAATTCTGTAGTAAAAAGTTTCCCCATATCTTTACCTGCTTTTGCTAAAACTTGGTCAAGCTTCGTCTGCTGTTTTGTAATATAATAATAACCTGCTTTTATAAAATTCAATTTATTCAAACCAAGATTTATTACCTCTGTAATAACTTTAGCTGCACCAGGTAAATATACTGATAACAATGCAAAAGGTGCAGTAACCGCAACAGCTAGCGTACCAAGAAGTTTTAAAGGCTCTTTAAGGTTTTCTAATATAGGCTTTATTGTAGCTAAAATGTTTGCTACTATTGCCCATGCTTTATATACCCCTCCTGATATTGCAGGGCCTTGTTCCATTATATTAGCAAGCATTGCTCTTAATTGTGCATTTATTGCAGTATAAGCATCACTAAAACCTACACGTAATGTCCTATCTGAAATAGTTTTCATTAATGCTGATATCGCCATCCATGTACCTTGGATATCATTTGAAGCAGCTTCATACCCTTTTAATAATTTACCTATATTTTGTATTACTGTTCCTTCAGCGCGCCATATCTCAAGTTTTTTTCTTAATGTCCCCCCCACCATAGAATCAACTTGTAATGCTAATTGGCTATACATATTAAGCTGGCCTAACATTAATGCTCTTACTTCCTGTCGTAATTGTACTTCTTTATTAGCTGTTTGGGAAACAACAGAAGCGGCATTAGCAATATTAACAAACCCTGTAAGCGCTTCTTTATTACTTGTGTCTAAAACAACCCTTTGTTTAAACATTTCTTCAGCAATAAGAGTCATCTCTTTACCAGAAGCTATAGTTAATGGGGCAAGAGTCTCTAATTGCCATACAAGAGCTTCAGCGTAATCTTTAGCTTTTTTATACCCTTCTGCTATACCTTCTGGTGTTTGCGCAGTCTCCTGAAATGAACCTAATAATGCAGCCGCTTTTACAACAGAAAAATTAAACTCTTCAACATTCTTATAAAGGCGACCGAAAGTTGCATCAAACACTATTTTAACTTCTCTCGCAGCATGCATTAATATTGAGAATTGCGCACCTATCCCTGTCATACCAGTACTTATCTTCTTAAATAAACTTGGCATCCCTGCTGAATCGGGTTCTTTAGTCTTAATAGACTTTTTAAGTTTGTTTAATTCATTTGTAGCTTCTTTTAAAGCTTTAGATGCTTTATTAATACCTTCAATAGTTATTTTTAATTTAGCTTCAGCCATAATTTAATCCTCAATAGAATAAAAAATTGAACAATTTTTACAATCTTTATCCTTACCAGCTTTTTTACATGCTATACAATATTTTTTAATTTTAGCATCTTTTGTTTGGTCTAACCCATTACCTAACAAACTAAGTATCGTCTCCCTAAAAACTATTTCTCTTTGTTTATATTTTAAATATACCCCACTACAATCATCATAAGTAAAACCCCATAATATCTCATCTCTTTTTGTTATATCTCCATTAGCAATAATACATACTAATTGGTCAATGAGGGTTTCTCTACATCCTTCACTTTGTTGGTTAACGCTACCATTAACCCTTGGAATTTTTCCAAAAGTGAAACTATGGGGTTGCAACCGAAAAAATCTTCAATAACTTTTACTGCAATATCAATATCAGCAAGCTCCATATCTTCTTTAACACTCTCTATATTCTTTTCCCTAATAGAGATATTAGTTTCGCATAAAACTATAGCAAGAGCTTCTGGTACTCTCTCCCCTAATTGATATACCATAGATGTTGGAGAAGAATCTAATGTAAAAGATACACCTTCAATAACTTTTAATAATTGGTTCCATTGCATTAAAACTAACTTCTTTTGTACATATTCTTTACCATTTATTATATAAATAAAATCACCCATCTTCTCACCCCCTATATATTAAAATTTAAAGTATGGGAAAGGAGCAAAATTACTCCTCTCCCATTTACTTTATAGCTGCTAACTTAAGCAGCTGAACTACTTGAACTAGATGAGCTATTCGAACTACTCGAACTAGATGAGCTGCTCGAACTATTTGAACTAGATGAACTACTCGATGAACTAGAACTAGTTGCTCCACCTACAGACGATTGTGTATTTTTTATAACTATTTGTATAGAAGTAGCATCTGCATGATTCTCATAATAAGCTACAAATGGTAACTCTACAAATAATCCTGTTGGGCCTGATATTACAGGCGCTTGTGGTTGGTATATAACTTCTGGTAACCATACTTCTAAATACTCATTACCAGCTACACCTGTTCCTAATCCTTTTGTGAGCATAATTTTAATGCTTGATTCTGTATGCCCTATAGCTTTATCATAAAGAGCTACATCCTCAAACATCGCTTTTAATGTCCCACTAACTTTTACCATCCCATCAGGTAATTCTCTTCTCTCACCACTACCACCTATAACATATATTGAACCATCTAAATTATTCTCAAGTGTGAAATTAATTTCTGAGATAATTGCTATTGTAGCACCACCTTCTTCAATACTAGCTTCAAAAGCATCAAATGGTATATGCCCATTATTATCAGGTGTAGCATCAAATGAAGCGTTACCTACTGTCTCTTTAGCTCCCATAACTGATATAGAACCATCAATTATTCCTTCAGGCTTAAAATCCATTTTTAATTGGTTGATTTTACAGCCATTATAAAGAAAATATTTAGGTACTGCTAAATCAGGATATTGTTTTTCTATACATAACCCTACAGGTAAATCGCTAACTGTAAATGTATGCGTATAAGGACCAGCTCCTGTAGTGGATACTGCTCCTAACGCTTGATATATAATCATTGTCATATATGGGTTCCATTCTAAATTAATATCACCCGATATATCATAATTACCTTTACTTGGTCTTTTTTTGTTCCTATCCCCTGTAATAACATTACTCTCAATTAAATTTCTTGATAATCTTAATGACTCTGATACAAATGGTAATATCTCTGCATCTGTTGGATCTGGAGTTGACTTAAAAGTCGTCTCTTGGTCAATAATTATCCTTGTTGAACTTCCTCTTTCTTGTGCCATTTTACATCCTCCTTTTCAAAATTATACTTCTGGTGTTCCTCTTACATGTCTATATAATACACGATAACTAATTAAAATCCCTGCTATATCTTTTTCAGGATCAACAGTAAAAATTTCTGCACCTATCCTATCTGCTATTACTGCATACCCTCCTAGTGTATAATCATTATATACTAATGTATGGACATCTTTTAATATATCTTCTACATCAACATCAAACACTGTCCATACTTCTATATATACATCCCATAACCAAGTCTCATACCCTATAATAGCATTCTCATTCTCTACACGTGTTTCATTACCACCATAAATAAATGCAGCTGGTAATGGTACAGAATTTAATTTTATAGAAGATAATTTATCTGTCTCTACTACTTCTAACGATTTCACTTGTTTAACAATTGTCTTTAACCTATTTATAATACTTTGTCTTTTAGTCATTTAAGTCCTTTATCAATAGCTTTACTTATACCTTTCATTATCCCATTAAGTCTATCTTTAAGTATAACATCTAAAAATACCCTTGCTTTAATAGTAACAGATTTGACTAATACAAACATAGGAGTAATACTTTTACCTGTAACTCTAGCAAGTATAGGAGCTCTACCACTAGTTCTTTTAATAAATACCAAATCTGGGTATGATTCTCTTATAGACCCACTTCCTTTATATACACCAGCTTTTGTTAACATTGGTGATAATGGAATTGCTAACGCTTTACCTGGTTTAGCTAATATTCTCGTTGATACACCAGTAAGGTTAACATGAACACTTGCATATTTAACTCCAAAAAGAACTCCACCAGTTATTTTATCTTTTTTTATTACAACTTCATCTGGTCTAGTTGTCCTTGCTAAAGTACCTGACCTTCTAGCTAATTTTGCTCCTGATAAATAATTCTTTATAATATATTTAGCAAGTAAAGTATCTTGTTTATGTAATTCTTCTCCAATAACAGATGCTATACTTTTATCCCATTGTTCAACTTTTAATTCTAATCCTTTACCTTCAACTTTCCCATGTATATTTATCATATACCACCACTAGTTCTCCTAAATGGGTATAATGCTTTTTTTACTGCAGGTAACCAATCTAATCCACTTTGATACCCAGAATTACCATTAGGCATAGTAGTAGATACTGAGCCTGCATCTAATCTTCTACTAAACTCATAAGCACATTGTTGCACACATAATAATTTAAGAGCATCTGGAACTTGTAATACACCAGAAGAAGATGTATATCCACCTGTATATACAACTTTTAATATTTTAGGCTCTGAACTACATACCTCATACATAAATTTAAGTAAGCCTTCTTGCTCATAAATAAAATAATCAGAATTTACTGTTTTAACTGTACCATCAACTGTTACTACAAAAGATGCAGTTATATCTATAGGGTATGCTGGAAGATAATAATATTTCCTACCACCATCTAAATATAATGTCCTCTCAGAAGTTTCTAAATCTCGATTTAATAAATTCTCTATTTTACTACTTACACCAGACATTAATAATGTTAATAATGTATCATGTGATGTATCTGTTTTGTTTAAATATGATTTTATATCTGTAAGTGACGCGAGCAGCATCTTAACCCTCCTTCACATCCTTTTCTTTTACAGCTTTATTAGATAATATTTTCCTAATTGATGGTTTCTCTCCTGGTAATGGCTCAACTTTCCATGATTGTGTATCATACACTTTAGGATCAATATCAATAACTTCTCCATGTTTATAAAACTTTGACCCTACTGATAGCACATACCCTTTTCTTACTCGTACCTTCATAAGATTATACCCCCTTTATTTATTTAGTTTCTCTATAACTTTTTTCCTCAATAATTATTTTCCATCTTAACATTTTTAGGAAATTACTATATAACAAATTCATTGCTCCTTGCGCCATATTATCTGAACATTCTGTAGCTTTTAAATACCCTTCAGCACAATGGTGTCTATTATCTAATTGACAATTTCTCCATTTCTCATGATAATAATGTCCATGATATGTGTATATTTCTAACCCACACTCAGTATAAAGAGTTTCCCTTCTCTCAACAACCCTTACATATGGTTTTAACATTTGCTCATTAGTCCCTAACCATTGTAATCCAGGTAACCTTACTGTTTTATCATACGAGTCATAGTGTAAGAAAGATAAATTCATCGCATCCATATCAGGCGCTTTAAAACCATGTGAATGGAACACATAAAAACTAAATCTAAGAGCTTCATACCAAATTTTAGTATCTAAAAATAATGGTGCGTTACACATATCTTTATCATTATAAAAACCTTTAGGAGATTTCCATATCCATTCACCATCAACCAAATGATGGTCATCGTCTAACCCATATACTTTATTTTGCTCTTTAGTAGGCCCTAATATAAATCCTGTTTTTGCAGCAATATCAAAAAACTGTATAGGATTCCTTGCAAAAATAATATCAGCATCTAATATACATACAGCGTCATAATCTTTACCAAATTCTGCTGCATACCAATACCGTTTCCTACAAGTAATTTCACTTATACCTCTAGCATCCTGTATTTCTTCTTCACTTATCTCATGTAAAATGACTTTATAATTTAGCTTATCTAATTGACTTTTAAACTCTTCAGTTAAATGTATCCCTACAAGATGCACATCAAACGTATTGCCTACATAATCTAACGAGTTTAATAATCCTGTAAGCTCTGGAATGTATTTATAATCACCTGCTACTAAGTAAGCGTATTTAGCCATTTTTTAATCTCCTCACTTTTATATTCGGTTGGTAAAATAGAGCATTTAGCTATATCTAATTTAGTAAAACACTCTAATTTAAAATGTTTCTCAAGGAAAAATATTTGCTCAGGATATAACCTTGATAATGCTATATGGAAATTACCACTAACTACACCTACAAACCCTGCTAGACTTCCCATTAATCCTATAAGGTTAGGTATTGTAGCATGTGCTTTTCTTACACTACAATCAATAAAATCAAACTTCTTATTAACAGGATTATGAAATACATGCTCAAAATGAGTCTCAATAGGTATAAACCCACTATCTATAATATCTTGCCATATTTGCTTAGCTGTATTCTCATCAGGGTTACATGCATCAGGTAAACAAGTAATATTAAAATGAACACCTATTAATTTCTTTGGGAAACTTCTTACTAATTTATGACCACAAATAGGTTCTATACCTAATTCATGTATACAACACCATTCCCCTTTAGTATACTCTGTCTGTCCTTCATTCATAGGGAAATGTATTTTAGCTACAATATCATAATCCATCTCTTGCAAATAATTCATATCATCACCTACAATAAATTTAGCAAAAGGGACTATATCCTCAAACCCTAACCCTTTTTGGACAGCTAACTCGAATACTATATTAGGAAATAATTCTTTTAATTTATCAAACGGATTAAGAAACATAACTAAATCCCCTAACCCATGCCAGAAAATAATTAATACACGTTTAGTTGTATCATCAAATTCTTGTACTAATTTAGTTTCTTTATTATATAAAGGTTCAATTACCTTAGCCATATACTAGTACCCCTTTTTTATAATCTATTAAGCAACATTATCTTTCGCAGTATCACACATATTTAAAACAGGTTGTGTGACTTTCTCAAATAGTTTAGAATCTTTCCCCATTTGTTTCCATTCATCGTTAGGGAAAAAGGATTGTTCACCCATATTAGGATCATGCAAATAAATAAACCTATTCGATAATTTCATCGCTAACCTTACTTCATTAGCTCTTTCTTGAGGGCCATCAACAAATACAAAATCCCATTTCCTTCCAGGATATAATTTATCAAAATCAGGTAATTCTTTAGATGATGGATACCAATGGAATACTGCTTTAGCTTTTAATCCTAAATGCTTTTGATACAATTCTACATGCTCTTTCCATATATCTATACCAATAACATCTAACCCTTCATTAACAAATAACTCGCTTGATAATCCTATACCCATTTCTAATACTTCAGTAATATTATATTTACGTATAATATCTCTAACGCTATTCCAACTTGACCAACATACATGCCCTGCTCCCCAATAAATATTGATTATAGAATTAGTTATATTACCATCTATAAACTGCTTTATTCTTAAAGCATCCCATCCGCACACTTTATACTCTTGTTTGTATAAAGTTAAACTATGTACTTGTTCCTCCCTTAACTCTGCATTACAAATTTGACAATTCATTTAATCACCATCCTTTCTTTACTGTTTCTATCTTTACGAATAACTCTAAATGATTTATATCCTGCACTAGCTAAATTAGTAGCATCTGCTACTAATTCTAATACATCCACCTCTTCTATCATCTCTATAGCTCTTTTTACACCCCAGCACATATCAGTATCATGAAAACCTATAACTGATGAATACCCTTTTAATAGCATTCTAAACCTTATATATTCTCCTAATGCGTATGATAACGAATGCTCACTATCAATATTAAGATAATCTATAAGTTTA